TTTGGAATATCCGCCTGCGCCACTGGCCGGTACACGGGGCCTATGCTTTTACCGCTTACCGGGTTGGTTTCAGTCTTGATCTGGCCCACATAATCCGACATGACCTGCTCAAGAGGTGGCACCTCCGCGTCCAGCCATGTGTCGTTGGTGATTTCCCCGGTCTCGTTGATGGTGGCGTTTGCCTGCTCGTAGACCATCTCGACATCTGCCGGGGGAGCCTGCTGCTCACCGCGCTGCGGCTGCGGCCTCCTGATCTGGACGTGTTCCTCCGCGAATAGCTGGTCTGCGGTGACGCCTTCCATGTTGGACACACGGGTCTCGTAGGTCTCCCTGACTAGCAGTGCTTTCTGCCGCGCCTCTTTCTCTGTGAAGCCCATACCACGCAGCTGGCTGCTGACCGGGTCCACTATCAGGTCAACTGTCTCACCCTGATCACGGGCCTCTTCAGCCTGTGTGATTAATTGGGTGATCAACTCCTGCCGGTCTTCAAGTGCCTGCTTGGCCTCCTTGGTGGACATGGCGCTGATTGTCTCCCGGATCACCGAAGACAGCGCGTTGAACTTATCTGTGGGCATGGTCAGCAAACGGCCAAGGTCGATCTCAACATCGCCGCCGCGCTGCATCTCTGCGAAGGTCTCGGTGTCCACACCCAGACTGGTCAGGTCAGCCAGTGTCAGGACGCCCGACTGTTCAAGAGCCATCAACTCAGAGGCCTCTGCGTACACGAACTCCTGATCTGACAGGCCCTTCAATACCTCGCGCATGGTTTCAGGGGACCGAACCATGGTCTGGGTTTCCTGCACCTGCTTCTGGGCTTCGGTCAGGGTCTCCTTAAACTGGTCCGCCCGGTCACGTTCACGCTGGCCCCGGATAAGATCGAGGGCTGCGCCGGGTATATTGGTTGTGATGGACAGGGTGCCGCCAGTCGTGAAGCCGAGGATACCCGCATCCCGGAGCCGTTCCGCCGCCTCTGTAATGGTCACGCTCTCATCTAGGATACCGATGCTGTATCCTATATCGACCATCTCAACGAATAGTTCCTGTGCGCTCTCTGCCAGAGAGGTCTGGCCGATCCGGGCAAGGCGGCTGCTCCCCGGTTTCAGTGGCTTGGTTAACAGGCCCAGCGGTATGCGCTCAGAGATGCCCTCGATAGCTGCGAAGAAGGTGGCCTCAAAAAAGGCCTCCTGCTCTTCACGCCCAGCCGTCCGGGCCTGCGCGTAACGCGCCCCCCAGACGTCGGAGTATATCAGGGTTGCGCCCAGCGTCGGGTTGACGAAGCCCGCAGCAACCGAAGGGGCCATGCGGGTGGCGGCAGCAGCGGTCTCATAGGCGTAGAACCCCAGACCTTCATCCGGCCCCCGCGCCCTGATCTGTTCAATCTCCCGGTCAATCTCCGAGATGTCGGCGAGGCGCTGTTCGCGCTGCGCCCAAATATCTGTGTTCTCGCGCAGGGTTTTCCAGTTGTCATTCAGGTACTGGCGCTGGTCGTCATTGCTGAGGGCGTCGAATGCAGCGCGTTCCCGTCGCGTCAGCTTGGATAGGGCCTGCTCCCGGACCTGCGCCAGCTGCTGCTCAACCTGTTGGTTGGCCACGATGCGCATCATCGCGCCTGCAACAGGGTCTCCACCAAACCCGGAGAACGCGGCGGAGACCATAATCTCCAGATCGCTGTAGCTGTCCGCGTTCAGCACGTCATCAAGGGCCAGCTGCGCTCCGGTGGCGCTGCGCTTAAAGTTGGCAGGCGTCAGGTCAGCGAGGATATCAACAAGGTTTTCAACAACCCCATCATTCTGCTCCATCTCCATCAACCGCTGTAAGCTGGTGCCTACCTTCTGCAACGCCCCCAGATCATCGTAGGTCAGGGTAGCGTTGTCCGGGTCTTTCAGAAACTGGCGGACGTTCGGGAACTGATCGAGGAACACATCGGCGTCTTTAACCAGCTGCTGGCTCTCCAGCTTCTCAACCGCCTGAGACCCTAGCAGCATCCGGGTGGGGACGTTGTTGCGTTCAGCCAGCGGCTTCAGCTTGGCGTAGCGGTTCGGGTCAATGTTGAGGGAGCCTCGGACAGCGGACAGCGCAGCGCGCTTGCTATCCATATCCATCTCTTTAAACACTGTTTCGTACTCGTCTGGCTCCCGCGATTGCAGAGGCTGCCGGATAACCGCCGCCTGTTCGGCATCAGCGTCTACCCTGTCGAGAGCGTAGTCATAAATATCGACTTCATTTGTCATCGGCTGTTCCGCCTCAATAATGCGTATTTATAAGCACTGACAGCATCGATGTTGCTGATACCCGGTCGCTTGGCTTGTATCTTCTGTAACTCCGACGGTGGTACATCAGCGATGGTCATGAACAGCCAGTTCGCCCCGCCAGCAGAGGTTGGGCGCATCACCCACTCTGAGAACTTTTTTATGTTGACGGGGTCACGGGCGCTCAAATCTTCGGACTTCCGGTACCACCTCATAAGGTCAAACCTATCAGTCTCAGGTATAGCGGATATGACCGCGTTCTTCTCCAGATCAGTGACACCGACTGGGTCACCGTCCTCATCGTATAGGTCTTGACTGATACCCGCCGCATACCCCCCACTGGCACTGCGCACGATTGTGTCATTCAATAACGCCTCGGTCTCAGCCTCTGTCATAGGGCGTTCGATAATATTACGTTCTTCAAACTCCCGTCTTGCAATAGAACGTATTTGCGCGGCTTGGGTGGCTTTCAGCTCTTTGTTGTCCACAAGGGCATCAACACGATCCGATAACTGCTTTTCAAAATAAGTACGCGCCCGTGACTGTTCGCTGTTGAGTTGCTGCTGATCCGCTGCAGCCGCTCGCAGGGCTGCGGCGTTTGTATCGCCCCGGTGCTGCTCACGGGCAGCTGTCCAATCCGATAATACCTTATCGGCAGTCTCTGCCGTGAGGCTGTTCCTGAACGCCTGATTGAGCGCCGTCAGACTGAGCTGCGCTCTCTGCGGTTGGGACATGCCGGCCCACTCTTCCCTGACGTCTTGGTTATCCACCATAGGGTTTGACCGAGCGGCGTACTGCAGCATGGAGATAATGTTCTGCTTCTGCGGACCCGTCAGGCGGTTCAACTCGGCGTCACCTATCGGCTCCCCCCGACCGGCGCGGACAGACAGGTTGCGGTAGAACTCATCGCGCTGCCGGTCGAGTTGCGCCTGCTGAACCCCGGCGAGGTCGCGGACACGGTCTTCCACGGCGTTCTTCTGATCAGGTGTCAGGCTCGGGTCGGCGTTGAGGGCCTCGATAGCCCCGGTGATGTCGGAACCAAAACGCTGGTGGTACGCCTGACCTATCACGCGCACCTTGCCGGTCTCCTCGGTACTACTGATAAGCTGCTCGATGTCATTCCGTTTGTCGGCTGTGAGCTGGAACGTCTGCCCGGCCATGTCAATGCTGCCGTTGGTGGCCAGCCAGATACGCGCCTTCTCAACCTTGTTGGGGTCATTACTGTTTAGGATGTTGTCGATGCTGGTCTGCGCAACCCCATCCAGTTCAGTCTGTATCTTTACCCGCACCGCAGGATCGTCAGCGTCTTGCCCGTTGCTGCGTGCCTGCTGCAGTTCCAGACCGATGTAACCTTGCAGCCGAGCGTTGGCCTGCCCCGGCTGTCCCGCGTAGCGGACAGCGTCATCCCTCTTCAAAGTCTGGTTGGCTGCGAACTCCGCCTGCAGTTCGATGTTAGCCTGATTACTCAGGTGCAGAGCGGCGTTGGCCCTAAAGCCTTGGCGCTCCCCTTCAAGGTAACGGTCGATCACCAGCTGGTCGTCGGGCCGGAGAGACTGGTACTCCTCGCTGGACCGCACCTCATCCGCCTTGGCGTCAAACGTGGTTATACTATCTTTAAACCACTGGTCTGTGGCCCGTTCTCCTAGTGCGCTGTTAGCGTTGACCAGCACCCCCTCCGCGCTCATCGCCGGGGATTTATACTCGTTCTCATAATCCTGAACAAACGAGGTTAGGTTGCGCTGGGTGCGCAGGAACAAAGCCTGCTGTTTCTTCTGGCTCCGGTCAGCGAGGAACGTGTCCAGACCCTGTGCTGCCGTCTGTATACCCTTCCCTGCGGCCTGCAGCGCCCTACCCTGTACGCCGAAATCCCCGGCCCGGACTGTCTGGGTCCGCGTGCGCGGGTCCGATGCGAGTTGCACCGCGCCAATGTTTTGTGCGCCTTGTGTAGCTGGTGTGGTAATACGTGCCATGTTCTAAGGTCCCTTCGCTGTTTTGCTTTTGAAGAACCCTGCTTTATCGAATAGACCTGCGGACTTACTTACGCCCTCCAGCAGTGTACCCGCTGCGGCCCCAAGCGGTGACTGGGATCGCGCCTCGAAGTCTGCCATGCTGGCCTGCGCACCAAAATCGAGCGCGGCCAGTTGACGGTTCCGGGCGTCGAGTTCCACCTGATCCCGGATGTTCAGGATGTCCAGCGCCCCTGCCTCGGCAATATCCGCCTGCAGGAGGACGTTTGTCTCATCCGCTTCACCATCGATCAGGAAACCCCCAGCGCCACCTTGCGCCCTCGCCGCCCCTATGCTTTGCGCAATCCGATCTCGGTGTTCCTGCTCCTGAATTTTGCCCCGTTCCCGGATCGCGGCGACATCCTGCTCTGCGGCGATCTGGTTGTTACGGGCGACGGCAGCGTCAAACTCTGCCTGCGCCCGTGCCGCCTTACTCTGCTGATACGCGCCCATGGTGGAGACTATCGTCCCCGCTATAGACGCTATCGCTGCGACTGTTGCAAACGCCATATCAAACCCCCTTGGCCATACACTGGCCTACACCGCTGTAACCGAGGCGCTCCAGAAACGCACCTGTGCGCTCGTTGTTGATCCCGGCAGTAACCTGTATAGCAACTTTGTTTGCATTGCGCGAGGCCGCATAAATCTGGAACTGATTAATCAGACGCACTGCAGCCATCCCGCCACGGTGGTCTGGGTGGATATAGAAGAAGTGATCCTCCGCCGTGTACAGGTCTAGGAACAGGTGCTGCACAACCTCACCGATCAAGATACCTACAACCGTGTCGTCTTTAATATAACCCATAGTGAACGAGCGGGGGTCCTCGATCAGGGCGCATAGGATGTAGGAAGCCCGGCCTAAGTTCAGGTCGTACTTAGTCAGCCAACTTTCACCGTGCATCACGTTCAGCAGATCGACTACTTGGCCGAGGTCCTGCTTTCCCAAATCTCTGATCATCAGTTGCCCCCGACAGTGGCGTCAGGGATCAACGCCAGTACCGAGCACGGCAGCGGATCAGGCTGCACAACAATGAACGTGCCTTCCTTATTCCAATCCGGCGGGAGGGTGGCGTCATATACCCCACTGAACATGGCGGGAGGTTGGCCCCAGAGAGCGGGTATCGGGAACTTCTGGGTCCGCAACGCGCTGCGTCGTGTACCTATCTGCAACCCTCTGGTGTCTTCGAGGATTAGGGACAGGCGGCTTAATTTTTTAGATTTGCTTTGGATAGTCTCACTGCCTGCCCCGGCGTCAAGGCGCAGGGTTTCGATCTCTGCTTTGTACCCGAAGCCCAGATGTACACGGGAGGCCGGGGCGTCGAGGGTGAATGTCCCTGCGCTGACTGTGCCTGATACAACCGTCCCGTTGGCCACCCCTGTGACTGTTTCACCCTCAAGGTGCCAGAGGCCGGGGATGGTGGAGGTGGCTTCCCGGACGGTGCCGCCTGAATGATATGTAGAGAACCCGGTGCCATCCACCCCGGCTCCTTCATTGTTGAGTTCAAAAGTCGTGCTGGTAACATTGGCGACGGTGTATCCAGTGCCATTAATTTGCGCAGTGTCCAGCCGGAAGCCCTGCGTTTCTGTCTCGTCCACCACAAAGATGTCCGCAATATCCACAGTGTCACCATTACTGAAGCCATGAGCAGTCGCTGTTGTAACCACAATGGGGTTTGCATTGGTAAATCCTGACACGGTTATAGGGTTGTCATAGGTCTTCGAGGCATCAACGAACACCGCGTCCTGAATGTCTGTGAACTTCCGGTCATCCATCCGCTCGATAAACTGGACGGTGCGGTTGTTTACTGTGCGTTCAACAATGGTGTACAGGCGATCATCGCTGCCTTCCCGGATTGACGCGACTGATTTGAATTTGCCTTTAGTGGTGTGTCGGTGCCATGCGAACTTCTCCTGCTCCCGCAGATAGGTCAGGCCCAGCAGTAGGCCATCATCCCTCACCGACCAGACGATACCGTACGGGGCAATGGCAAAAGTCCAATCCATGATGAGGTTGTTGTCGAGTAGGTGCCGGGCGAGGATCGAGATGTCATCGCCTGAGTATGCGTCACTCGCAAATTCATAACCAAGATCGCGGACGATCTGACCCGGCTGCATATACAGGACCGTGCGCCCCGCCACTAGGGGAGGCACGCTGATGGAATAACTGCCGTAGTAAGTCTGCGGCTCGATCTCGATCCCGGACGGGGTGATCTTGTCGTCTACCCCGGTAATGACCCACTCGGCCCCGGAGGTCAGGACAACCAAATCCTGCAGAGGGACCAGCGCCCTGATCTCGTTTGCCTTGAGCGCGGCAATCGTTGCGGTGATGGCGTCATCATCCCGCGCCGGGCTGGAGACCGCGAGGTTTCTAAAGTTCCCCGTCTGAGTAAAGAAGAGGGTCTGCGTGCGGTCATCGGTATTCGCGAATATGCGGCGCTGCTGATAGAACCCGCAGACAGATGGAAAGTTGCCCGTCCCCACAAAGGGGTTGCGGGTCTTCGGTGGCGTGTCTGACACGTCAGGCTCGAAGTTATCATCCTCAAAACTGGCGAGTTCAGTGCGCCCTATAAACCCGAAGATACCATTATCCCGGCGATAGACATTATATGTCTCAGCGCCTGTAGCAGCGGTCCATGAGATTGTATTATTCCGCGCTGTCGCTGAATTAGGGACCTCGAAGAACGCACGGTAAACCGTCCCCCCGCTGCTATATGCGGTGAACCCTGTGGTATCGACGTTGCTTTTCGCCGTGTCCTGCAGTTCAAACGTGGTGGTGGATAGGACGGTAACAATATACCGCTGGTCGTTGGCCTCGGTCATACCCACCACACCGTCTATATGAACCTCATCGCCGGTCGCAAGACCGTGGACAGAGCCAGTCGTGACCACTCCGGGGTCAGCCTGTGTGATGGTGGATATTGCCGTGCCGGTCTGGGTTGCCCGTAGGCTCTCTTCTGCACTGTCACGGTTAATAGCGGTGACGACATAGCGGTCTGTCTCAGACCCTGTCGTGTTGACTGTGACCGATAGCCCCGTCGGGAAAGCCTGCTCGGGTTGGAACGTGATCAGGTCGAGAGACCAACTGTCGTTCGCAAGGCGGCTCAACTCCCGTGGGCTGTACAGGGGGTGTGTGATAGTGAGGACATCCGCGCTCTGGACAAACGACAGTTCGGACAGGTCGGCGGCGAGGTACGGGGTGGCGATCTCATATGGTATATCAACGCTACCAGCAGATGAATAGGCAGTATAGCCGGTGCCATCCACGTCGGTTGTGCCGTCCATCAACTGCAGGCTGAACGTGGTGGCGGTCAGAGAGGTTACCCGGTACTGCCTACCGTTGAGTTCATCCATCCCGACGACGCCGGATATAAACACTTCATCCCCGTTTGACAGGTTGTGGCTGCCACTGGTTGTGATCACGACAGGGTCAGCCTGTGTTGCCCCGGTGATGGTCTTGGTATAACTGGTGTCGAGGACCACACCACCGCCTGTGATGAAGCGCATGTACTGGTCCCCGGTTTCGAGGACATATGTCTGGGTGGTGTTGAACTCGAACTCGATGAGCCGGGTTGTGCTGGCGCTGTTCTTGACTTCAGCGACAAACGACAGGCCGGGCCGGTTCAACACACCGCCCTGCGCCCGAACGAAAAAGTTCTCGCACTTGGCGAGAGACTTGGAGTATGCGTCGATGTCTGACCGGGCCGCAATCGTGGGGGATACCTCACCACCACTCAGGTCGGACTGGATAAGTTTTACCATGATCAACCCCTAACTAATATCCAGCTTGCCTCTGGTGGCTCTTCTGTCCTGCCCTCGTTGGCATCGGTCGACCCCGCCTGATAAATGGCCCGTTGCGCCTCCTCTCTCAAGGCACCCCTAATACCACCATCCCCGGTCAGGGCCATGGCGATCTTGGATGCCAGCAGGAATGAAAAGGCGTTAACGAACTCAGGATCGAACTGGGTCGGATCACTGATGTTCGCGGTGTAGCGGAACGTGGCTTCGCTCTGGTCGGTCAGCAGGACCTTGGTGTTATCGGTCAAGAGCGATACCTCAAATTGTATCGGCTCCAAGTCCCTTCCCAACGGGTTGACGATCTCAACGATCCGCAGGGCGTCGGATGGGTAGGGGTAGGCAAACGTCCAGAACGCCGGAACCGTCACACTCAACGTGGCGGGTGTGGCGAACTTATTTGCAAAAGACCATGGGTGCATACGCAGCAGCTCTTTGCGGGTATCATCGAAGACTAGGTTGACCTGTTCGGCCTCTGTCCCCTCCTCCTCAAGGTCGGAGATGTCGTATCTATCCCCAATATGCTGCAGCGCCAGCTTGGCGATCTGGACGTTTGACGGCATCGATTAACCCTTTGCGTTTGCCCCTGCGGAGGGGCGTTTCGCCAAGGCGCTCTTGCGCTGGCGTTTGGGCTGGCGGCCATCGACCACCTCTTTGGTGATCCCGGACGTGGTCAGCGCGTGGTATGGCTTGGTACGGACGTTATCAAATTGAGTGACCTCCGAGGGGTCAATCTCCTGATCACCGCTGGAACAGGTGTAGTCATCAGGGATGTCTGTGTACACGCTGTCTTTTTCAAAGAAGCCGTATGCGTTGTGATACCGGGCCTCGTGGAAACGTACTGTCTTTGGCATTATTCTCTCCTCCAGAGATAGAAGGGGGAGGGCCGAGGCCCCCCCACCGACTTAGTTGTTCGCATCCGGCAGGTAACGAGTACCAACAGGGTCGAATGACAGGAACGAATTGATCGCCCCACCAGTTACTGCTGCAGTTGTGGTATTCTGGAGAATGCCCAGATACCGCTCATACGGCAGATCAACACCGACAGGCAGGGGAATGCAGAGCGTGTACCCTGCAACCCATGTGCCGCTGTCCAGAACCGGCGTTGCGATGTGGACCGTGGCAGTGCCATTGGTCGCAATCGCTGCAGCCGCGTCGGTAGCCAACTCGAAACCGACCTCAGATGTGCCGCCAGTCGTGAAGGCTGTGGTTACCTGAACGATCCAATACATCGGCTTACCATTGCCGAGGTCATGAGGCGCAAAGGTTGTGACACCGTCGGGGCCAGTGCCGCCGCCGAGGTCAATCACGTCGCCGAGCAAATCGCGCCCGGTTCCCGTGGTGTCGAGTGCTGTGGCATCACAGAACTCATTGAGGCTGTCGATAATCATGTATCAGGCCCTCCTTAGTTCAGGCTGTCTTCGTTCACTGCGAGAGCATCACAGCGACGAATTGGATAGCCGCCCCACGATGTTTGCATCGTCCCGCCGACCATGTCTGTGGTCAGAGTGGAGTTAGCAACAGCGTTGGACGTCTGGCGACGCAGGAATGCCAGAACCTGCTTGTCCATGTACCACGCACAGCGGCCCATGGATGGGTTCGGGACTTCCGTCACGGCCCGGTGCATCAGGTCGTTCAGGTCCGCGCCAGTTGAGATGTCCGCTGTCAACAGCGAACGATCGATGGAGTGGACGCGAACAACATAGCGCCAGTCGCGGACGGTCAGGCCACATTCCCACTTATAGTGGGTGCGGTATGCCTGATACAGGCCGGAGGTTCCGCCGACCGTATCCTGTACGGTGACTTCACCAAGGTCCTGCGTCTGCAGCCCTGCAGTCGATCCTTTGGGGATGATCCCGTGGATCGTGTTGGGGGACCAGCAGATCAACCAGATCGACGCACAATCGGTCTGGCCATTGGCCGCGCCGCCGCTGATCATGTTGTCGCCGTTCTCAGCGGTGGTGTCGTTGTAGCGCGGAGCCAGTCCAGTGAACTCCTCCGGTGCAACAGCTTCATCACCATAGAACAGCTTGCGTGCCATGGTCTGGTTCATACCCTCGATGTGAGGGCGGTCTTCCTGAAGGCGGAACGCAGCCGGGTTGGAAGCCTTCTTGACGAGGTCTTTATCGACCACGCTGTAGTCTTCCATATTGGATGTGTTGTCCACGATCTGCGTGCTGCGTGACTTCGTCGGCTGGACGAAACCATACATCTTGCGGAAGGTTGGGGACGGCAGGCCAGTACGAATACTGGACTGGTGTCCGGTCGTGAGGTTCCCTTCCATCCAAGTCATATCCGTAAGGATTTCATTGGTCTGGTTGAGGATTTCAACCACATCGGCGATCTGGCCGTTGGGGTCTGTGACCTTCGCTAAGTCAGCGAGGGTCGGGTTTTCGGTGCCGAGTACAGCCATGTGTTAGGCCTCCTTCTTTTATCCGGCTTCCTTGAACATGGTCGGATACATCCGCTGAAGGGAGTTGCGGTCGTCGACCTTGCGGCCATCTCCCTCAATCACCTTGTCTTCACCTATGCTCCGACCTACCCGGTACATAAAGCGAATGAACTCAGGGTGGTTACCGAGGCCAAGGCCGTCCGGGTTCTCTGGGCTTGGTGCAGAGATAAGCGCAGAGAGTTCCTGTGACCCAAAGGCCTCAATGGCTTGTTTTGCCACTGACAGGTTCTCTTGCAATTTCTCGCCCCCCAGTTCCGGGTCTGCCTTAACAGTATCCGCCCAGCCATTAATCCGCTGGATGTACTGACCTGCTACCGCCTCTTGCGATTGCAGGCCGGTCTGGATGTCGTACTCAATCAGCTTCTGGTACTGGGCCTGTGTCAGCCCCATGTCCTTGGCCGTATCTGAAAACGCATCCAGTTTGCTTTGGACTTCCTCGCTTACCTCGAAGCCCTCCGGCGGTTCAAACGCATATGCCTCTGGCACATCGCTCTTATCGTCGGCCCCTTCACCCCCGTCGTCCGACAGCAGGGTGTCAGTCTTTTTACCAGCGTCAGCAGCAGCCGCATCCTCGGTCGCTGCCGTGTCTACCGGCTTGTCTGTCTCGACCTCTCCAGCGCCCGGTTCAGGCGTCTGATTAATTAGGTCTTCAGTTGCTGTATCACTATTCGCTTCGTCTGTCATTAAACTCTCCTCCAGAGTATTTAGTTGAACGTCACTTGTTGTCGTACAGGTTGAGGCTGAACCGGCACACTATAGATGCAGCAGACCCACCACCACTAGCTGTCGCCGTGAAGTAGATAACATCACGCGCCGAAGCCCTAAACTTGATAGGGTCTACAATAAAACGGACTAGACCAGTAGCCGCGTCTATCGTATCTCGGTAAATCTCATATCGCGTACCGACAAGACGACTATATGAATAGCCTCTTAGCGCAACGGTCTTGACTTTATTTGGTGTATTCACATTGAAGAATAATAATTGCAGTGCAGCAGTCTGTTCAAACCCAATATGGAATAGTGCTTGCTGAGTTATAGACCCTTCAGCGGGGACAACTGCTTGAGTTGATCCCCCAGTTGTCGCTGTGAATGTAATATCATTAGCATTATACGTCAGACCACCATTAGTGTTGACAGCTACACGATTTATTCCGAGACCAGTAAATGATGTAACATCTGATCCAGTGCTTCCGAGTGTATGAACTGCAATGGCCTGATTACCGTCAGCGTCTAAGTAGTAGACAACCAATGACAATGCACCAGTTCTCCCAGCACCGTCAGTCGCGTTGTTATATGCAATAGTAAACGTCGATGCCGTGGTGATTATCGTTGGAAGGTTTTGTGACGCTGCCCATATAATCTGTTCAGTGTCATCAGTCAGACTGTTCCTGTAGCCAAACTTATTCCAGCTTGTAACGCCAGCACGCAACCCACGAACAATCTCATCTTGAAAGTCTGACGGGCGTGTAGCTGCCCCATCACTGTCTAACCCGATACTCTGATTGTTTGGCGTGTTAGGTGCTCTGAACGTGCCAAAATATGTGTACAGACGCATATAGGTCTGTGTTGTGTCGCCATTTACATAGCGAACCCTAAAGTATCTTGGACCTTTTACTGCCGTGTGAAATTCATGGATATTAGCCGCAACCGTAAAACCGAGAACTGGAAACGTGCTGTCGGCATTTACTCCATCGTTGCTGAAGTCGAAGTACAACGTCCCAGCGCCGTCTGTCTTCACTGACACCATGGCTTCAGACTGAGCGTTCTGTTCCCAGTCTCCGGTAAATGTTGCACTGGCCGCAAGCGGTGTTGTGCTGGTGTTTACAGATGACACCACAGCGGAAGCCAGCGTGGGCAGCGGGGTGGCCGCGCTGGCGTTGACGAACGTGCCGTCGGTATCCTCATGCAGCGGGACGTTGGTTGCCCGGCTGATGTTGCGTTCACCACGATCCGCGTCATACCGCCATCTCGGGTTAATTGCCATCTTCAGCCTCTTTCAGCATCTCGATGTATTTGCCATAGTCCCGGTTCTTGATCTGGTCTACCAGAGCCAGACCTACACTCCGCGCACCCTCATTGAAGGCGGTGCTGTCGTGATCGCCGGGGACATGGCTGCGCCGCTCTACATTACAATAATCATGGATGAGTGAGTGCAGCCAGCGACGTCCCCGAGGCGATTGGATGATGTAGTCCAGATCGCGGTCACGATCCTCCTGCCAGTCTTGCGCATTGGCAATCTGATTAGGGTCACTGCTGTTATGGACTACATGGTTGTTCATTGCGTGGGCATCAGACAGTCTGACCCCCAATTAGAGCGGTGAGAGCGTTGGGGTTCTGTGTGTCTGTCTCTGACAGAACCTTGGCGGCCTGCGCCCCTTGGGCCGCCTGCTCCATTGCCTGCATCTGTTGCTGCTCCCGCTGGCGCTGCTGCCGGATGGTGGCGACCTGCTGACTGTCGCGCAGAATGGATGGATCGTTGCCGAGGCTCTCCGCGTATTGGCGCAGGGCCTCCTCTGCATTGATGACATCGGTGATGTCCGGGAACACTGCAGCGAGGTTGCCACTGAAAGACATGACCCGCTCGATACTGGCAGACGATACAGCCTGCTGGGCCTGCGCTAGTAGCGAGATATACTCGATCTTCAAATCGGCGTCCTGCAGTTCTGCCGGTGGGTCGGGGAGGAGACCGGCCTCCATGGCAAACTCGAATACATCATCGAGAACAGGGTCGAGAAGTTCGGTGTTGATCCGCTGCAGCACAGGCCCAAGCAGCACTAGCTTCTCTTCATGGCGCTCTGCCACTTCAGTAGCCGTGATCTGTCTTCGGTCGCTGTTGATCATCATGGCAAACAGGTCAGCATAGAACCCGCGCTGGATGCGCTCCTGCACCTCTTGGATCGACATCATCATCTCTTGGACGCGAGGCTGAACCTGATAGGCCGGGGCAAACCCCTGACCGCCCTGCGTCGGGTCAACATAGGTGTTGGCCCCCGGCATGACAGAGGTGGGCTTCCCGCGTAGAGAGATCGAGGCGACCATGGGCGGGTTGACCATCTTATCGATGGCTTGCGCCAACCGCTTCTGTTGGTGCTGTAGTTGTTTAATGTCCGGCAGGGTCTCCATGCCGGGGGACTGCCCATACACGTCGCCGGGCCGGACCTCCCAACGCGGGACATAGGCCGGGAACCGTTTGAACCCCCCCTCACCCAGCAGATCGTTGCCATCACCGCCGCGCTCAAAGTAGACCGAGCTGAAGGGCATGTTGAGCTGGTCACGGCGGCGGGGGTCCCTGTCTGCCATGGCGCGGGGCTGGATCATATGGATCACCGGCACCAGCGCATCGTAGTTCTGCTCGTCCCACAGCTTCTTGGTGGCAGACGACACGCCGCCCCAATCCATCTTGCCGTTGGGCTGGGCAACAAACTGGCGGACAATCTGCGCCACGGTCATGGTGAAATAGCGACCGAGGGTGTCCACAATGCCTTCATCATTCTCGGCGATGACATACTCGCCTGCAGTGTACGGGCGGAACCGCACCACACTGTCATAGTTGCGCTGCCTCAGCATGGGGCCGGTGCCGAAGTTGCCCAGTTCCTCGTACACGGTGTGCATTGAGTTGTAGAAGTTGGACTTCTGCAGTATCGCCCGGCAGGTATGCTCCGCCTGTGATAACCATATCTTGGCAGACTGGCGCTCCATCCTATCGCGGTCTTCGGTCCCAAAGCGGAACCACGGGCGTGCAGGGCTGGTCATACCGGACATCATGCCTGATGCCATAGTCCGGGCAGCCTGTGTCCCGGTGCTGTCGATGATCTTGGAGTTGCGTTTACGGCCCCGGCTGTTCTGGCTCTCGATCAGGAACTTGCCACGGCGAGGGCTGATATAATCGCTGACCTCCATCCAGTGAGACCGCCACGATGAGCGGTCGTTCTCAAGGTGCATATACCGGCGCAGGGCAGACCCTCGCTGACCCTTGAACGAGGACACGTTGATCAGGTTCTCAGGTGTCTGCAGCAGCGCCATTGTCTAGTCCTTCGCCATCGTGGGGTATGCCCGATCCGCAGCGGTGGGTTTCTCTTTCCCCTCGACCTGCAACTCAATTATCTCAAGGCGGATACTGCGCTCACCCCCCTTGCTGCTCTCGACACCTGAGATGCGAACCCGTCCAGTGAATAAACGCTCGTCACCCGGCTCAGGGTCAGGCACGGCGTTCGCGTCTGCATCATCGAGGTAGAGCGAGGGGTAGACCCGCGCATCCGGCGCATCCAGCATGGTGTTGAGTTTCTTGTTTCCCAGTTCCATGGATCACCTCAGATCAAAGTTTTGGTGGTGCGTGCTGGCTCAAGGACACCCTGTGCGGATGTCTTGATTGTCCCAGCCTGACCCGCTGCGGCTGCTGCGCGTTTGACCTCGTCTTTCCGCGCAATCTTAACCTCCTTGCTCACCTTGGTAGGTGCCGCAGGTGGAGGGGGGGGCGGAGGCGGGGGCGGTGGCGGACTGGCACCTCCAAAGCCGGGGACAATGTATGTGTTGCGCAGTTTGAGCATGGCCGTGCCTCGCTTGGTTAGGTGTCGGTACAGTTGGTGCGGTGTGAGCGCGAACGACCGGATGCCGCACAGTGACTTCACCAGCCCGACGCAGTTGTTTAGCAGGACCGGCCCTTGCACCGCCTCCTGCCGCTCGTGTTCGAGGACCTCATAGCCCAGCTTCAGGTAATGTTCGGTCGGGTCCTCGGCGGTGATATGCAGTTCTGGCAGACCCTGCGCCCAGTCATAGACGATCCAGTAATCGCCGACGTTGGCCGCGCAGAAGACGTGACGCCGCCGCCTGTCCAGTAGGAAGGCCAGCGGGTGTTCGTTTTCGGCTTTGAATATCACAAGCATCTGCATCATCTGGGCCTAGCATAATTCGCGCTGCACGTCACCTGATTAATCAGACGTGTTCA